ATTTCATTTACAATTCTGTTGTTAATAAAGGCCCCACTTGGGGCATTTTTAAAGTGTTATCCCCATATGGATCAGAAGACCATCGTAAAACGAAGGTAAACCCAGTCGGGGATAACTGTAATGATTTCATTTTAATCTAGCCTGTTGGTCGATAAAAAGCCGTATGTAGTTTGTGCAGTGGAGTGCTGCCATGAAAAGATCATCGTGCTGATTTCTATAAGCTTTGTAACTAGTTTTCCCACTAGGAGACATAAATCTTGTAATTTTAGGGATTTGGTCGATAAGTTCCTGCATGTCTTTTGATGGCGTACCTGGAAAACTAAACATCTGTTCATCCATTTTTTCTTTGAACCATTCTACCATGAAAGGCTTGTCCATTGCATAACCCATTTGGCGTGCTTTTTCAGTCATGTTTGCAAGTAATCACAAAATAATCAAAGTACAATATGTTGAAGATCAACCTGTTAGAATTACCACATATCACGAATGTTTGTACGATAATTGTGACTGTGAACAATTTATTGAAAAATTTCAAATTAGTGCCAGGCTGGTTAATTATAGATGATATCATATTTTGACGAAAAAATCATGTGTAGGGCCTGCAACAAAAATATTAAGAAAGTTAATCAAATAGTTTGTGGAGAATGTCATGGCTGAACTGAAATATATCTGTCCAAGATGTTTTTTTGGAACTAATGATTTACAGGTTTACGGTGATCATTTTGCCAGTAAATTTCATGGGGATATAGTGCTTAGTCAATGATCAAACATCAAGCTAAATGCAATGATTGCCAAAAGAAATTTTTCTTAGAAGATGCACCTTGGTGCAAACACAAATCAAAGTTAGGCATTGGAACTAAAGCATGTCCTAATTGTGGCTGCTGCATTTGTCATGGTGAAACATCTGAAGAAATCCAAGCAAGATTTGATAGAAATATTAGGATTGGTAAATTTGAAAAGGTTGATACACCCATACCTGGAACCAATTGGACACATCAATGCATAACGATAAAAGAAGTAGAAGTAGATGCCTAGCCTAAAATATATCTGTTCAACATGCCAGTTTAGTACCAATGACAAACAAGTTTACGATAACCATTTTAGCAGCAGATTCCACAGAGATGCAGTGATTAGCCAATGAATACAGTAGCTACCAAATGTTGCCATGAAATAGTTGACGATTATTGTTCTAAATGTAATTCACACTTTTGGAAGGACGTTCATAAATACGAAAATGCTAAGCCTAAAAGAGATGAGAAATTTTATGACGAACTTTGTTTCATTGATAGGATTTTGTGGCCTTAATGCCATTAACAGTTAAACTTGTAGGTATTGCACATTCCAAACTAAGAAATTCAATTGGTGCTGTAGGAATAGAAGTAGATCCAGTGAAACAGGAAGTGCTGGTCAAGATGGCCCGACATTGGGACAGATCACACATCAATGATGTTGCGCCTGGAATCAGTCACATGTATTCGCAGTTTGAATGGTCTAATACTATAATTGACGTATCAGTAGGGGAACACATTATCCAAGCTTTAAGACGAATTGCCAAAATTCCAATTAGAGTTATTTTCATTAAAAAGAAAATTACAGACACTTCTGAAATCAGGCGCGTAAAAATTTTAGATCTCACTGAAATGGTGCAGTTTATGTTGCAGCAAAAATTAATTCATAAAATCAAATTCCCCAAAAATCCAAGTCCACAATTAAAGGAACTAGAAAATCAAATTGCGCTGTATGCAGAAAAAACCACAGAGGCAGGCGGTGTAAACTATTTTGCACCTGGTGATGAACTTGATGATCTCACCAAAGCGCTAATGATTTCAGTGTTTGCAGCTAGGCCCTTTATGCTAGATTCAACAAAAATCATTGGTGGCCCACTAAGAATCAAACCACCAACTATGGAAGACATGGCAAGTATTATTGACCCTGTACCAAAAGAACGCAAACGTAAACCAATAAAAGGCATTTAGATAGTTTTTTTAGGAGGGAATTTTAACCTAAGATCATGGCAACAAAAACTATCAAACTGACACCAAGGGAGGGTGAAAATTCAGTAGGTAGTGAACTTAGTGACCCAATATTAGAAACTGGTGGATTAGTTGTAAATCAAGATCAGAATCAAGAAGCTGATGACCGAGTTTATGATGTTAGGGCACTTCAAAATATTTTCTTTGAGATTCTTAATAATGGTGCAAATGGTCTGAAATTTGTTTTACAAAAATCCAACAAGGAATACACTGGCCAAATTCCTGCAAATTTAGATTTTGAAGATATTGACCCAGAAGCAATTTTGGCTATTGCAGCAGCTGCGACTGGTACTGTTGATCTAACTGGTGGTGCATCGGGTTCTGTAGATGGAATAACTGTTGATGGAATTGAAATTATGTCTGGTTCTGTACCATTTAACGTATCTCTTACTCAAACTGCGACAGATGTTGCAGCAAATATTAATGCAAACACTTCTGAACCAAATTATACTGCAAGTGCAGCTGCAACACTAATTACAATTACTAAAGTGAAAAAAGAGCCTTTTACTGGTGTTGTTGTTAGTACCACTACAACAATAACAACAACCGATGTTAACTTTACAGGTGGTGCTACTGGTAAATCAGAAAAAGTAATTGCCAGAATATCTTCGGAAATCACTGCAATTAGATTAAGAACACGTAGGGAAACCAGCCCAAATGATACAACATATGATGGTGTATTTTCAGCAAACCAGCTGCCTAAATGATTAAATCCTTATATCGTGGGGCCCTGTGGAAACATTATGTCTGAAAAAGATAGCAGTCCAGAAGTTATTGAATTCAAAGGTGATAATGAAACTAAACCAACTATCACCACAAATCCCAAAGTGGAAGTGGAAAAAGATGTTGTGAAGGGCGAGCCTGTATTTACAGACAGCGCAGTAACTGCAACAGAAGCCGAAAAACCAAAAACTGAAGAACCAAAACCATTCACTTGGTTGGGTGTAAAATTTCCAGCATATTTCAAAGGCCCACACTTTATTCAAATTAAAGGCAGTATTGTACTGGCCATTGACCCTGACTGTGTAAGTATGGAAATGCGTACAAACTGGCAAAACATCTATGTTCCAGAACTGGCAGCACTGGGAAAGAAAATTATAGAAAAACATCTAAAGATCAAGATCGAAAAACTAGATTAGATAAAGATAAAAGATAACACCAAGTTAGTTTTGTAGTGTTTAAAGTCAAAAAACTCACAAAGTCTGCATTCACTTATGCAGGATACGAAAAGCTTAAAATTGTAAAAAAAGAAGCCGAGAAACTCTCCAAACTGACTTTTTGGCAAAAATTATTCCCTTGGACAGCACCTAAACAAACCTTCAAACCAGAAAAATTCACCATTTATGCAGGCCCCTTAAAAAAAGGCGACAAAGAAATTGCTGAACTGCTGCCTGAAATGGATCCTGGTAGCTTACCACAGGAATATAGAAAAATTGTTGAAGAACAATGGACGCCAAATCCACAATTAACAGTTTATGATCATACTGAAAAAAAGGCACTAACTGCTGTGGAAGCAGAAGAAAAACGTCATGCTAATCAAAGATGGATGCCAATGTATTTTCAAAATCCATTACAGGGATATGATTATATCGTGTACGAATCCTTAGTGAAAAATTCACTGCTGGGTCCTGTTATGAAAACATTGGTTAAATTTATCATGGGCACAGGCTTTAGACCTGAACTTGAATTAAAGATTCCAACAAATGATGAAAAAGCAGATGCAGAACTAATTGCAAAAAACGAAGAAATCATTTCCAGATTACTCCAGGTAGATAGAGCTGTTACAGAAAAAAGCGGCGTTGAAGGCATTGACATTTCATTCAGGGTTAAAATGACTAACATGATTCAAAACATGTTAATTTTCAATAGGGCCTGTGCGGTTTTTGTTTATGATGCTGATAATCCAATTGAAATTGGTGGCAAAAAATATCCAAACATTCCTGTCAACCTAGTAGATTTTCATCCCAGGGATATGGGCCTAGTAAAAATTTCGCCTCAAAGTCACAAGATGGTTGCATTACAGATTAACCAAATTAGTGGTTTTGTAAAAGTTGAAGAAATGATCTATTTGTGGAATTCAGAATATGCTGCACCAATTTGGAATTCAAAATATTATGGTGGCTCAATGATGATGCCATTAATAGATCCTGCAAGGGTTATTCGTTCTACTATTAGCAGCATCTTTCCAGCAATTAACGAAAACATGGTTGGTGGCCTGTATCATATTTTCATTGAACCACAGGGAGGAACAGAAGCCCAAAAGAAAGAAGAATATGAATCAATTACATCTTCAACTGAATTTGGTACATCAAACGTCTTTATGATTTCGCCTGACAGAGTAAAATATGAAAACGTAAACTTTGATCCCAAGATTGGGGAACTAATTGAAATGTTTGACACCTTGGTTAAATATGTCATAGCAAACGCAAACGTGCCACAAATAGGATTCTATGATGAAGCAGCAGCAAACCATGCTTGTTACTCGGAAGATACACAAACACTAACAGAAAATGGCTGGAAATATTACTGGGAAATCAAACATGGGGAAAAAATTGCAACATTTAATCCCGAAAATGAACAGATAGAATTTTACAAACCAATAGGCGGTTTGTATCTCTATGATTATGAAGGTGATATGATTAATTTTAAGAGTACACGACAGGATATTTTGGTTACCCCAAATCACAAGATGTGGATTCATAATGCTTCAGGATGGAAAAAGAGAAATGCCGAAGATCTAATTAATCTTCAAAAAATAGAATTTCGTGCACATGGAAACTATGATCACGAAGAGATAAAATATCTAGAGCTTGAACCAGTTGAATATCCTCTGTGTCATAATCAACCACAAATCCAAATACAAACCATTCCAATGGATACATGGCTAGAATTCTTGGGATACTATATTGCAGAAGGCACAAAATCATATAGTACATCCAGGTATCATGTAGCATTAGTACAACGAAAAGGTAAATCTGCAGATAAGATTCAAAAATGTTTAGATAAACTACCTTTCAAGTTTGGTTCATATACTGATAGAGAAATCTACACGCGATGGCAAAAAGACAATAAACAATTACATAAAGCATTAGAACAAACTGGGGGAGATCATACCAGTAAACAAATCCCTCATTGGATTTTGAAAAAATGCAGTAAGCGGCAGCTACGAATACTTTTTGATTCTCTAATGTTAGGTGATGGTTCAATTGATAAAAGGCCAAACAGGACTAACATGGAATATTCTACAACATCTTCTCAACTAGCTGATGATGTACAAGAACTCGCAATAAAACTGGGGCTATTTGCAAGAATCAAAAAACAGGTAGACAAACGAGAAAATCGTAATGTCGTGTACCGAGTTAGGATCTCAAAACCTTCTCAATTGCATGTAGAACAAATCTCAAAGCAAAAATACAATGGAAAAGTTTACTGCTTTGAAGTCCCAAACCATCTATTTATCACAAGAAGAAATGGGCAGCCAGCAATCCAAGGAAACACTGCAGTCGAAAAGATCCAACTTACCATATCAACTGTGATTAATCCAATGCGTGAATGGATAGGTGACGAAATAGCGCGACAATGGTATAACAGAATTTTTGTGGTGCTGTATGAAAAAGATAAAGATATTGTTAACATGTTTAAAATTAAAGTTGCATTTGATGATCTGCAGGTTGAAACACTAAAGGAACGAGCTGAAGGCCTAGAAATACTTGAACGCAGGGCAAAACTAAGCAATGAAAAAGCAGGCGAGATTTTGCAGATTGATGGCTATGAAGACAGTATTGATACAGAAAGTGAACCAGTATCACCAAACGAAGAATTTGAGGTTAGCAATAAAGACACAAATGAAAAATTTAAGGTGAAAACAAATGTCCCTGGCCCACGACCTTAGAATAACAGTTCATGTTGCACCTGATATAATATCAGCAGGTCAGATGATACAGGTATCAGTGGCTGTAACAGATAGACTTGGATCGCCTGTTGTTGTACCTACATTGTTTATGGAAATTTTAGATTCTACAGGGCGCGAGTATTGGAAGTTATCACCAATGGCTAGGGGCGTAAGTGGTTTTTCCAAATTAATTTCTACAAGTGAACTGAAACATAACACACGATACATTGTTAGAGTTTCTACTAACAGAAAATTATCGCCACAGGGCTTTGATTTTTTCAAAACAAAAAAACAAAGAATACCTCCTGCATTTATCCCACTGCTATTTGCACCAGCAGTTTTAATTCCCTTAATTCCTAAAGAAGCAAAAAAACCAATTTTCTTAACTTACAAAACAGAACTAGACGCGCGCGTGTGCCCGATATGCAGACCCAATGAAGGTTTAGTTTTTGCAATAGATGACCCTAAAATAATTAAAATTGGTCCCCCTGAACTTGGTGGCGAAACTCATCATGGCTGCAGGTGTCATTACAATTAATGCAGCAGTCACAAAAGTACAAAGACAGCTAAGAGCTGCGCGCATAGTGATGGCAATTAGTGCAATACAAAACCATAAACAAAAGCTGGTGGTTAATCAATTATGATTCAACATTGCTGGTGTAAAAAACACACGATGAAACTACTTGATAATATTCCAATGGACGAAACGATTATTGTAGAAAAAACAGGGGATGCAGGATTTATTTGTGATGTAGTTACTAATCTTCTACCAAAAACTGTTTGTAATGGTGCAGGAAGATATTTGGTTTACATTATAGAAACTGATTATGGGAGACCAAAACACTAATGAAACAACAAACTCTAACTGCGATTTCACACGATGTACCAATTACCTCATATGATATTTTAGATAACTTTGAAGGACGTGAAGGAAAATTCATCAAAGGTTTTCTAGTAAATACAAAACGAAATAAGAATGGCTGGAAAGTTTCTTGGGAAAGCATTCTAAAATATGCTAGCGATTTTATCAATCACCCTGGAATTTATTATGAAGCTGTCCCAGATGAACCTGATCATACAGAAGGTAAAACATACAAGCAAAACATGGCCAATCAAGAAGATTATCGTGTGTTTTTTACACCAGCAATGTTGAATCATAATTGATTAACCACCAGCTTTTGTTTATGGTTTTGTATTGCACTAATTGCCATCACTATGCGCGCAGCTCTTAGCTGTCTTTGTACTTTTGTGACTGCTGCATTAATTG